CGGCGTCCGGCGGCGTGATGGGCGTGAAGCGGCCCTTTGACGAAACGGAGTCGTTTCTCCCGTATGCTGCATCCATGGAGACGGCGCCGGTGGGCGCACAGGTGGTGGTGCTGGTATTCGGAGAGGGAAAAAACGCCGGAAACCACATGGTTTTTATGTACACGGACGGAAGAAACCTTTAAGGAGAAAGGACGGCTGGACTATGGCGAAGAAGACGCGGCACATCCTTGTGCTGAAAAGCGGCAGGGAGATCCCCATCACAGGGTCTACCGGGCGGTACTATGTGACAAGGGAGAGCCAGTACCGGAAGGGAAATCCCGACATCAGGTGCGTGCGTACGGCCACGGATGAGGAGTGCGATGCCCTGACGGAAGCGGACGGAAAGAAGCGCAGGCGCGGGAACTGAGCGCCGATGGAGGGTGAGCCATGACGGAGCAGGAAAAATATCTGGCGTACCTGAAGGCGCTGAAGGGCCGGTTTCAAAAAATATGCCGGCTGCGGTTTCTGAACCCGGATGGGAGCACGGCGTTCTTCGTGGACAATAACCCGCGAAATAAGTACAGCGGCGCCTTTATCGCGGACGGGACGCTGACGGTGCATCTGCAGAACGGGGTGAGACGCACGGCCAGCGTGACGCTGAGCAATGTGGACGGCACATTTGACTACAACGTGAACCACCTGTGGTTCGGGCAGGAGATCGCGCTGGATGAGGGGCTGGTGCTGCCGGACGGCGAGGACTACTACCTCCAGCAGGGCGTTTTCCTGATCCAGAACCCGCAGGAGGAGGTGCAGCCGGACAGACGGCTGGTGCAGTACGACCTTGTGGATAAGTGGGCCAATCTGGACGGGACGCTGTGGGGCAGACTGGAGGGCACTTACAAGGGGGCAGTGGGCGAAAATATCTTCCGGCAGATCGACGCCCTGCTGCAGGATGACAAGGGAAACGGGCAGAAAGTCGACCCCATCCCCCCGGTGTATACGGAGTATTACAACGGAAAAACGCAGGAACTGCCGGACGGCACCGCCGCCAACCTGACGGACGCGCCGTACACGTTGGAGGTGTCGCCGGGAGGCGGCACCTACGCATCGGTGATACTGGGTTTTGCGGAGATGCTGAACGCATGGGTGGGCTACGATGCTGCGGGACGGCTGCGGATAGATCCCAGTCAGGATGATCTGCTGGACACGGAAAAACCGGTGAGCCGCGCCTTTTCCATGGAGGAGACCACGCTGCTGGGGATGACGTACACAGCGGAAAACACAGAGGTCTACAACGACTATATCGTGCTTGGCACCGCACTGGATGACAACAGCCAGCCGGGGGCACGGGCCACCAACAACGACCCTATGAGCGACACGAACGTGCAGCTGATCGGGCGAAAGACGATATGGACGGAGGAGGACGGCTATACCACGCAGACCATGTGCCGCGACAGGGCGGAGTGGGAAATGAAGCGTTCCACGGTGCTGCAGAAAAGCGTGGACATCTCCTGCGCGCAGTTCTTCCACCTGGTCGAAAATACAATTGTCACGGTAGCAAGAAGTGACAAGGCGGGGATGCCTGTGGAGCGGCATCTTGTGACCGGATTTTCAAGACCCCTGACGGGACAGGGGCAGATGGCCATATCCGCTACCAGCGTGGCAGATTTCCCTGTGGCGACGGTGACGGTATGGCCGCTGAAAACAAACACGGTAGCATAAGCGGAGGGGAGGGAAGGACGATATGGCACTTTTCATGCCGACGAACATCACGCCCTCCACGCTGGGAGCGTTGGGAAACGGGACGGTGGATGCCTCCCGCGATATGACCGTGACGTGGCAGGTGGACGGGCAGAACGCCATGACGGCGTTTGAGATAAAAATTTACGCAAATACGCCGGACAGCACACAGCTGTACGATACTGGGAAGAAAACGGACGGATGCCCGTTTTACGGCAGGGATGCAGGCGGCGATGTGGTGTTTTTCAGCTACACGATACCGGCGTCGGCGCTGGCGGCGGCAGGGATCACCAACGGGAACAGCTACAAGCTGCTGATCACACAGTGGTGGACGGGCAGCGCCAGCGTGACACAGCAAAGCGCGTCGGTCTTTATCTGCCGCAGCGCGCCCACGCTGGTCATCAACAGCTTTTCGCGGCCTGTGACCGGGAAACAGATGACGTGGACGGCCAGCTACGCCCAGGCGCAGGGAGACCCGCTGATATGGGTACGCTGGCAGCTGGCGGCAGCCGGCAGCACAGACGAGCCGCTGTACGACACCGGCAACATCGCCACGGCACAACTGCAGTTCAGCTATGACGGCCTTTTCGCGGGGCAGCAATACGCCGTGCGGTGCCGCGTGGAGACGTCCAACGGCGTTACGGCGGATACGGGGTGGGTGCAGTTCTCGGTGCAGTACGATACTACCGGCTACAGCGGAGCGGTGGAGACGTGCGTGAAGCGGAGACAAAGCGGCGTGCTGGTATCGTGGCCGGGGGCCTATGACATACCTGGGACGGCCAGCGGGAATTACAGGGTCAGAAACGGGAAGCTGGATCTGCCGGCGGGGGCAAACGTAACATGGGACACGGTGACGGGCGCGTCCATGGCGATCTCGCCGGCGTGGAGCGCCGTATGGCGCGGGACGGTGACGGCGTTTCCGACGGGGCTGTTTTCGCTGGGGACGGCGGACGGCCAGACGGTGGCGGTATCCGTATCCCGGACGGCACTGACGGTGACGCAGGGTGGCGCGGAAGTGGGCCGCATCAGCGCGTCTTTTGTGCCGGGTGACGATATCACGGTGGTGCTCCGCGGCGGGAAACTGTATGTGCGCCGGCGGTACGAGACCGGGTTGTTCCCCAGCCAGAGCCTTTATGCGGCCAATGACCTCTTTCCGGTGCGCAGTCAGTACAGAATCGCGACTTATGCCGCCGATATGCAGCTGATGGAGACGACAGTGACGAGCGTGCAGCTGGCAGGCGCGCAGACCTGCGATTATATGTGGATAGAGGGCGGCGAGCTGTCGGATGCCACGCTTTCGCGGCTGATGAGCGCCGCCGGATACACGCCGGAATTTGGCGGGGACACGCGGTTTCTGGCGGACTTTTCGGAGGATCTGCGGGGCGGCAACGTGGCGGCAGATGAGACCATAACGGGCTGGTCGGTATACCGCAGAGCACAGAACGCTGCCGCGCTGGTACATGTGGCGGACACGGGATACGAGGAGCGCAGCGTCATAGATTGCGGCGCCGTGTCGCAGGAGACGTATGTGTATTATATATTTGGCCGGTCGGCCTCCTCGTTTGCCACCACGGCACTGGCCAGCCAGCCCGTGACGGTGTGCCTGTGGGACTGGACGATACTGGCCTGTGCGGAGGAGAAAGACGGCGCTTTTCATGTGGAGGACATTTTCCGGTTTTCACTGAACGTGGAGAGCGGGACGATGAGCAACAACAATAAGCCGGCGCTGCTGGAAAACTTCACGCGGTATCCCACGGTGCAGACGTCTTCCCAGCTTTACAGGAGCGGTACGCTCAGCGGATATCTGGGAGAGGTAGATCAGAATGCCGAATACCATGATTCTGCGGCCCGGCTGGAGCAGTTGATGGCGTTGTCGCTGACAAGGCAGACGCTGTTTCTCAAGAACCGAAAGGGCAGCCTGATGCGGATATTCCTCAACGGGGAGATCACCGCGCAGACGCAGGATGCCACACGGCAGCAGGCGCTGATATGCGCGGTGCCGTGGTGTGAGACAGGAGATGCCCGCGACGCACAGCTGCTGATACGGCAGGGAAGTGCGCTTCGCGCCGCAATGTGAGATAAGTCGGAAAGGAGCAACATCATGGCATATACAGCGCCGAAATGGCAAAACAATGCACCGCCGGCCATCAACGCGGCGGCGATGCAGGAGATCAGCGACAATCTGGAGTATGTATCGAAGTATCTGACCAACGAGAATCTGATCGTCAATGGGGATTTCCGCCCATCTGTCCGCGTAAATCAGCGGGGACAGGCCGTCTATACCGGTACGGCGGTGGGGTTCGACATGTGGCGCGGGACGAACAGCTCCGTGCGAGCCACGCTGACGAGCACCGGGCTTACCATTGCATCCACGGACAGCAGCGCACAGCCGTTTTACAGGCAGAAGCTGGAGACCTATGACGATCTGCTGGGGCAGACCGTTACGCTGTCGGGGATCACCGGAGGCGGTACGCTGCATACCGCAACGTCGACGCTGCCGGAGCTGCCGCCGGCTTCCGGTATCGGCTACTGCAATATACTGAACGTTTTCGATTTGTGGTTGGACAGCGGCGGTATGTATGTACGCCTGAAAAGCAGCGTGGGCGGCACGATCGCCTTCCGGGCGGTAAAACTGGAGCTGGGCGACAAGCAGACGCTGGCGCATCAGGATGCGGACGGAAACTGGATACTGAACGATGAAGGGAATTACGCAGCGATGCTGCTGCGGTGCCAGCGGTATCTGCAGTTGTATGCGACGGAAACTCTCCGTCCGTCCAAGGCGGCGGACTGCCGGCCCGTCATGCGCATCAACCCCTCGCAGACCACGGTGACGATAGACGGTACGACGTATTACGTCAACACCGCAGAGATGTAACAGGAGGTGAACGGCATGGAAAAATCCCGCGTATATGGACTGACAGACGAAAACGGTGTGCTCCTGCGGGTCGAGGGGGAATATACCCTCCCGGAGGAGCTGGATGGGTGGGTGCTGCTGGAGGAGGGGGAGTCCTGCGACCGGCTGAATCTGGCGCAGAACCAGTATTTGGATGGCGGATTGACCAACGCAGACGGCATTTCCCGGTGGAAGGTGGAAAATGGCGCGTGTGTGCTGCGGGGGGAGGAGGAGCTCGCCGCCGATCTGGCGGCGCTGCCGGCACCGGCCCCCAGCCAACTGGACAGGCTGGAGGCACAGGTCACTTACACCGCCATGATGACGGACACGATGATGGAGGTGTAAAAGAATGGCTGAGAAGATAGCGCGGTGGTATGCGCAGGGGCTGTGGACGCAGAAGATGGTGGCGAATGCCGTCAGGAAGGGCGTGCTGACAGCCCAACAGTACAAGGAAATTACGGGCGAAGAAATGCCCGCATAAATGGGACAGGCTCCATGAGCCGGAAAGGACTACGATATGAAACTGAACAACAAGGTATACGACATCCTCAAGTGGCTGGTCATCATCGTCATGCCCGCCGTGGCCACGCTGTACGCGGCGCTGGCGGCGGTGTGGGCGTGGCCTTATGCCGACGAGGCGGTGACCACCATCACCGCCGTGGACACGTTCCTCGGCGCGGTGCTGTGCATCTCTACGGCACAGTATCACAAGGAGGTTGGCAAAAATGGCTAAGCGGGTGTATCTGTCCCCCAGCGACCAGAGGCGCAACACATACGCGGTGGGCGACACCACCGAGGCCATCCAGTGCGGACGCATCGCGGCGGTGTGTAAGGCGGCGCTGGAGCGCTCTGGCGTGGAGGTGATGGTGGGGCAGTACGACACCATGGCCAACCGCGTGGCGGCGTCCAACCGGTTCAAGGCTGACCTACACGTCCCCATCCACTCAAACGCCTGCAACGGAAAGGCCAGCGGTACGCACCTGTTTTGTTACAGCGGCGACCGGAACAGCGCCGGGTACAAGGCGTGTCAGGCGGTGCTGGATGTGCTGGGGCCGGTGACGC